GAATCAAAATCAGATGATAATATGGTTGATTCTATATTAAATGAAATATCTAATGAAAAACTAGGTCAGTTACAAGTTCAAAATAAGATATCTCAACAACAACAACAACAACAACAACAACAAAATGATAATAATCAACATATGATAGCACAACAACAACAACAAAATGATAATAATCAACATATGATAGCACAACAGGCTGCACTGGAGGAATTAATTAATCAGAATAATAAGAAGGACGCAATGATTCGTCATATGTCCTCTGAATATAAAGAAAAAGAAAATAGTAATAAAATTGAATCTAATAATCAGTTATTATATGAATTTAAACCTACATTAATACTGTTTAGTATCATTATCGTTTTAACACTTCCAGTAATTACTAAATTTATATGTTCTTCTATTGGTATTGAAGAAAACACTATATTTTCGGTTCTACGTTGTTTTATTATATCTGTAATATTTTTCTTAATAAATAAATTTATATGATTTAAATATATAATAAACTTAATTGACCTGACGCAATATTAAAAAATTTAATACTTTCTATAAATATACGTATATTATCTAACTCATCGTCATCAGAAGTATAATTAACCTCTATATCTGTATTAGCAGATATATGCCCGTTTGGTTGACTTGAATCCATTGGATCCAGGGATGGAGAATATATCCCAATGGAATCATTATATCCATATGATTTAGCAGCAGTAGTAGCTAGTTCTCTACCATAACCAGGATAACATCTATATATATTATGTTTTGTATAAATTTCCATATGATTTGATTGTGTATCATATATATCTGTTCCCTTTATTTTTATAGTTATAGATGTTATTAATGATGCTGTTAATGAAACAGGTGTGTTTATTGATGACATTTGATCGCTAATTTCTGTTTGTGTACCTATAAAAAAAATCTGTCGGATTGGATAAGTATAGTTTAATATACCGGTATTGTATACCTCATTAATATCATAGTATATATATGGTTCTTCGTTATTTATAAATCTATATCTCTCTTCGTTTGATAAATTAATATATTCTATATTTACAGTACTTTCTAATTTTTGTCCTTCATCAGTTGATTTAGTAAATTTGCTCCATTTATTATAAGTAATATGTAATTCTGTATTAGTATGATTAAGTGCTAATATAGGAAATGCATTTCCATAAGATTTTGAGAAATAAAAATTAGGATATGTATAGAAAGTATCTGTATCATAAAGAGAACCGGATGTAATCATTGACCCTGAGACTCCGCCAGCCATGGTTGTAATATTATATTGAGATCCAGTATTACATGTAAGTATTGCATTTCCTGGAGTGGCCGTATCTTGGTTAGTCATAATAGGTGGTACTGAAGAGCCGTTTAAAAGACTAGGTACATAAGGATTTTCTAACTCAGCGCGTGCTTCCATATATAAACCTGTTACTGTGTATAAATCGGTTTGACCTACTTTAAATACAATGTTATCTATGATAGTATTTCCTAAATTAGCATAAACCATTCCAGTTGTTCCAGAAGTTAGTCCTGTAATACGATGTTCTATAAATATATCTGTAATAAGATCGAAACTGCCATAACTAATTTCTACATTATTATTAAATTCCGAACCACTATTATATGGTAGTTTTTCTGTAGCATATACATGAAGTCCTTTAGAGAAGTTAGTGTGACGCCGATATACGCCTTTGAAAAAAGTTATTTGTGGATTACCTGTTAAACGTTCATCCATATCACCGGTTCTATTGATGTGTGCCATATCTTATATATATATTTTATAAATAAAAATATAATAAAAAACATATAAATCAATTATTCTGTATATTCTATTTTAATATTATCCTCTGTTATTTTTATCAAATTATATGTTTTTATATATAATTTAAAAGTTTTATCTACGTCAGCACTTTGTGGTATTTCTATAGTAATAGTTATTTTATTTTTATTAGAGGATACGGATCCAGATGGGGTTTCACCTGCCTTTTCATCCAGTCCGAATGTATATAGTGCTATACTATCATCTGATGCAACTAGTGATGCACTTAAAGGCGATGCAGTTGATATACTTACTCCTCCACCTAAAAGACCACTTTTTCTTATATTGTGTCGTGTAAAATAATGATATGTTTTGTTTTTTTTAAATAATTTTATATCATTAATAGATATATTATATTTATAATTTTTTGATGCTGCATTTTTCCACATGATAGATTTTATATTTCCATAATACCTATTAATATCATGTATGTTTTTATCTGGTGTTAAAGCAGGTAAAGTATGTTCATATATTCTTTGTATAATATATTCATTTTGGGATGATTTGAATCTCATTTTTTCTTCCTCTCTAAGATATATATAATTAATAATCAAGTTATAACTGTGGGTCGCAGCAGGCAATATAGCATTTATATTAAAGATAATAACTAATGATTGATGAAAAAATAAGAAATATGGTAAGGCTGTAGATGTGTGTTGGAAGAAAGAAAAAGGAATAGGTAATACAATATTTATATCAGTAGAAAGTACACCATAAGCATTATATACACCCCCCGATAAAGATAATATTTGCTCCATAGTTCCTGATTTACATACTAAAGTACTGTCGTTTTCGTAAAAAGTTTGTAAACCTCTAGGATTATTTAATTGATAATACATCTCTATATATGAACCACTTAAACTTTCAATTTCTTTAAAGGTAGATCGCATTGTAATTTTATTCAATAAACTTGTCCCTATATTGTGTGGTACCATATCAGAAGAAGTATTATTAGTAATTTTTATTTCTAAATCTATAGATTTAATTAAATCACCATGATAATCTATCCTATTTTCATTACCTTCCTTTACACCTGTCATTTTTTTACGAAAAGTATAAAAATGAGTATGTTTACGAAAAACCTTAGAGAAAAAAGATATCTGGGGATTACCTATTAAAGGTAGATCTGAAATGTCGTTATTATAATTATTTAAATTCATTATATATATTAATATTATATTTAATATCTTTAATAAACAAATATTAATTATAGTGTATAAGCAATGGCTGCCATACCAGACATGACTCTTAAAATATTATAGTTTATGGCATATATATTTAATTTTACTTTATTTGTCTCAGATGTTTGTCCTTTATATCTATGTAACATTACCTTATCGATTTTTGAGAAGTTACAAGTTCCACTAGGTTGATGTTCTTCAGGTTTAAGAGCAAATGAATATACAGCAATTGAATCTGGACATGATACGGATCCATATCCGGTATGATACCGTTCAACATTGTATCTTGTAAATTCTTGTAATGGCATGGCATTAGTCCTATCAATATTATTGAGTGATAATGACCAATTACAATTATCTAAGCTTGTAGGAGTACTAGGACCTAATAGACCAGTGACAAATTTACCATCTGATGAAAATTCATTATCTGGGCTTTTAATAAGTGTTGTAAAGTTATTTTGTACATCATTATTTCCAAAACCTAATGTTGCACTAGCATTTATAATACTACCGCCTGATATATTATCAGTGTGTCCAGGTTGAAATCTTACACCAGATTTATGAGCAAAAGTACCATTATTTAAACTTTGATTAGAAGGATCAGTAACAGTATTACTTATAGCATATTTTATATCAGCAGATATATATGGTTTCCCAGTCCATATAATTTCCTTAACTGGATGACTGAAAGTAGATATATCTATATTTAAATTATTACCAGTATGAGATAAATATTGAACTTGTTCAATTAAATATTCATGTGAAACTTCAGCAAATCTTCGTCTTTCATCTGTATCAAGATAAATATATAATACTGATACATCTATATCAAAATTAATTTTATTTTCTAATGATTTTATTGGTAATAATGCTGCAGTAGTAGTTGTTGTAGCTGTAGAGTAAGCATTAAAGCAATTTTGGAGATTTGAGGTTGTTCCTTCACTTGATATATAACTTTGTAATAGAGATGATATATATTCAGTAGAAGACCAATTAGCAGCACTTGGATCTGCGAAATGTATATCTAATTGTACTTCTTGATTTTGCATAGCAATTAATGGTAGTGATAATCCTGGATCTTTAGAACAATAAAATGGAATCTCTAATATACATAAACCTATTATAGATCCAGTTAATAATGATTTTTTAATATTTTCAACACTAATCAACGTTTGATTGGTATCAGTTAATTCAGTTGTAACAGCCTCAGCGGCATTACCGCCATCAGTATGGCTAGCATTAACAGTGCCTACAGTAGACGAAAAATCACTTAAAGATGCATTAGAAAATTTACCAGCAAGATCTCCATATGAATTATTATAATTGTTTTCACCATCAAATACCTTACCTACCGTACCACCTTCTTCAAATCCAACTTCTAATTCTTGTAAATAAGTGGGTTCGCAATAGCAACCACCACACCTAGAAGATTTTTGAAATTTAGTAGGAGGATATGATATCCCTGTTCCCATCACATTTGTTATTTTATTTAATCTATTATTATAATAATTATAGAGTCCTATTGCATTTTTTTTTAATAAATCACTTACACCCACATCTAAATTACTTGCTAAATGTGATATAGAATTATCATCTATTTTAGTTATATTTGTAACAGTCCCATTTGGATTGGGTTTGGTAAGTTCATACCATGTTTCAATCCAGTGTCCATATTGACGATCAATTTCATGACCACCTATTACTAAACCTATATAATCTATTAATGCTGTAGTAGGATTTGCTAATCCATGCCCAGCATATACTTTTTGTGCTTTATATATTAGTGATATTTTGTGAACAAGATCACCGTATTTATTTATTTTTGAAGTGACTTGACTACCTAAACTTGGTTTTATAATATGGTTTATAATAATATCATCCATAGAGAAGTTAGTGTGTCTTCTATATACAACTTTAAAGAAAGTTATTTGTGGATTACCTGTTAAATACATATCTTGCGCTCCATAACTGACGATTTGTAATGTTGCTCCAGGCATTATATATATAATAATTATATTAAATTTTTATCATAATTTAACACAAAAGATTAGGATAATCATCTATATTTAATAATATATCATTATTTTTACTTTTAAGAATAACAGGTATATCATATTTTGTTACGGAACCATATTTCATCATATATATTCCTGTAACTAATGGTGCAATAGTCAATCCGTTAATATCATAAATAAATATATTATTTAAACCATCTTTAAGATTATTATGAATATTATAAACAAGTTTATCAATAATATTTTTCATATTATATATATTAT